TTATTGAACAAGTACATGCTAATGGTTATTCATTATTGATTGAGTCTTACGTAAAAGACGAAAAAGAAAAAATGGATTTATTTAACTCGATGGAAACAAGTCCATCGGTTGCAGCAAAAGCATCTTGGGCTGAAAAATGGATCGATCACCCATCTTTTGTTCACAGATTAATTGCATTTGCTTGTGTTGAGGGTATTTCGTTTAGTTCTGTCTTTGCTGGTGTATTTTGGTATAGATCTAGAAATAAAATGGAGGGTTTGGCATCGATGAACGAATTAATTATTCGTGATGAGAACCTACATTATGAATTTGCTGTAAATTTGTATAACAACTATGTTGTTGATCAATTACCGAAAGAAACTGTTAGGGAGATTATCTTATCATGTTGCCAAGTCGAGGAAGTATTTGTTAAAGATAGCATGCCAAATGGTTTAATGGGTTTAACAACTGACATGATGGTTCAATATGTTAGATATGTTACAGATGTTGTTTTAAAAGATTTTGGTATTGAACCAGAATTTAATGTTAATAATCCGTTGGATTATATGGCTAGAATTGGGTTATCAGCTAAAAATAACTTTTTTGAACAACGAATCGGGCAATATACAAGGGTTGACATACCAACTACAACTGATGGTATGTTTGATGATGACTTTTAAAAATATATAAAATGAAGATTAAAAAAAGAAACGGTGAATTTCAGGCATTTATGCCTAATAAGATATTGAGTAGAATTAAACAACACTCAAAAGATTTAAATGTAGATAGTGACCAATTATTTACTGAAGTTATCCCATTGATTTATGATGGTATGAATACAACTGAATTAGATGAGTTGATCGCATTTAAAGCCGCTGATAAGGTTATTAGTCATCCAGACTATTCAACATTAGGTGGTAGGTTGTTATTGAGTAGACAATCAAAATTGATTGGTAAAGAATTGCAAGATGTTGATATGACATATGATTTTTTTGCCGCAACTACTTTCCTAAAAAAGTATTCGATTAAAGATGGTAATACCCCAATTGAACTACCATCATGTATGTACGAACGAGTTTCAAAACATTTGGCTGCTAACGATAAGGAAAAGAAAATGTTCCTTGAGGAATTAACTAACAAAAGAATGAATTTCGCCACACCGATCTATACCAATGCTGGCATTGATAAGCGAAATGGTATGATTTCATGTAATTTAACAACACTTCACAGCGATAGCATTGAAGGTATTGAAGAAACACTTACAAAGATGTCATATGCCTCAAAAGAGGGTTCTGGTATCGGTTTATTGGTAGACCCAATTAGAAGTAAACACTCAATGGTTAGCTCATTTAATTCAAATGCTGGTGGTGTTGTTAGACTTGCTGATATGGTTCAAAGTAAGATGAGATTTTATAAGCAAGGTAGTCGTTCTGGTAGCTGTGCTTTATATCTATCAGTTTGGCATAGAGACATTATCGATTTCCTAGAATTAACATTACCAATTGGTGACGAACAAATGAGAACAAGAGATTTGTTTACAGCTGTCGTTATTAATGATTTGTTCATGGAAAAGCTAACCAATAACGGGGATTGGTATTTATTCTGTCCAAATGATATTCAAAAAGCTGGTTTGAAACCAGTACACGAGATGTGGGGTGATGAATTTATTGAAACTTATAACAAGGCCGTTGAACTTGGTTTGGGTTTTAAAGTTAACCCAAAAACCATTTGGGACGCTATCATCAAAGCTCAAGTTGAAAGTGGTAGACCGTATGTATTCTTTAAAGATAATGCGAATAAAAGAAACATGCAACGTAACATTGGTGTTGTTAAGCAAAGTAATTTATGTATTGAAATTACAAACGTATCAAAGCCTGGTTACACATCACAATGTACCTTAGGTTCTATTAACTTAGCCATGCATGATACATTAAAAAGTATTGCTAAAAGTACTAGAGTTATGGTTAGAGCTTTAAATGCGGTGATTGACAAGAACAAATGGAGTGATGAATGGAGTGCATTAGCTGGTTTAGACCAAAGATCATTGGCTATTGGTGTAGCTGGTTTAGCTGATTTCTTTGCAAAAAAGAAAATTTCATTTGAAAGTGAAGAGGCAAAACAATGGAATAAAGATATCTTTGAAACAATGTACAAAGCCGCTGTTACCGAATCAATGGAGATGGCTAAAGAACAAAATAGAACATATCCAGCTTGGGATGGTAGCCCTTACTCACAAGGTGAAACCTATATACCTGGATGGAGTCCATTACCAGCTGGTGAACCAATTCCGATGTTAAACTCATTACTATTGGGGTTAATGCCAACAGCATCTTCAGCTATTTTATTGGGTGTGTTTGAGTCATTTGAACCAGTAACATCTAACTTATTTACTAGACGTGTTGGTCAAGGTGAGTTTTTGGTGATTAATAAACACTTAGTCAACGAGTTAAGTGAAATCGGTTTATGGGATAATAATATTAAAAATAAAATCGTTGCAAACGGTGGTAGCGTTCAAATGATCAATGAAATACCAGATGATATTAAATATCGATATAAAGATGTTTGGGAAATCCCACAAAAGGTGTTATTAGATTTATCAGCAATTAGAAATAATTATGTCGATCAATCTCAGTCGTTAAATGTTTACCACTCAGATGCTAAATATTCGAAAATCTCCAGTGCGCTAATGTATGCTTGGAAGATTGGTTTAAAATCTGGTGTTTATTATACCAGAACCAAATCAAAAATTGAGAATAACTCAAAGTTATCAAGTGGTAATACAGCTGAATCATTACCGAAAAAACCTGATAACTCACAATTTGAATGCTTTGGATGCTCAAGCTAATAAATAAAAGCCACCTAACGGTGGCTTTTTTCTTTACAAAAAAACAAAGTTTCTTACTATTTATGAATAAAATATACTCATGAATATCAGGAAGAAAACATATGGTATAAATTTCCCATTTTATGATAGTGATAACGGGGATTACCTTAAATTAACCCCAAGTGTTGAAGCTGAGGTAAAATCGGATTTAATACACCTATTATTAACCAGAAAGGGTAGTAGGTACTTTTTACCAGATTTCGGAACCAACTTATACCAATATATTTTTGAACCATTGGATGAGGTTATAATACAAAAAATTGAGGACGAAATTAATAATGCTGTTGAGAAATACATACCTAATCTAGAGATTAATAAAATTAATATTAAACAATTTTACGATGACATTGAATATGTCGCTGATGACAAAAAACAACATTCGGTAACCGTAAATATTGACTATACGGTAAGTTTCAGAACATTTGAGGCTCCAGGTACAATTACATTAACATTATAAAAATGGCAAAGCAGATAAATTACAGCAAAAGGGATTTTGCATCGTTAAAAACAGAACAAATTAATTACATTAGACAGTATTACCCTAACGTAATTGAGGATTATAATGACGCATCAATAATGTCCGTATTTTTGGACTTAAATGCGGCTATTGCGGATAACTTGCATTATCATATTGATAGGTCGTTACAGGAAACTGTTTTGGATTATGCGCAAGAAAAGCAATCATTATATAACATAGCTAAAACATATGGTTTAAAACTACCAGGAAAAGCGGCCAGTATTGCTGTATGCCAATTTAGTATACAGGTACCAATAAGAGGGGATGCTGAAGATAAAAGATACTTACCAATAATGTACGCAGGTTCTCAGTTCTTATCTGATGGTACAAGTTTTGAGTTATTATATGACGTAGATTTTGCTTCTAATTTTAATATTTCCAATAAAATGGACAGAAGTAAGACCCCAATTTACACAAATGGGGTTTTAAGTGCATATAAGATCACAAAAACTGGTATTGTTGTGGCTGGTACAACTAGAATTTATACCCAAGTTATAAACAACACAAGACCATTTTATCAAATAACACTACCAGAAAATAATGTTTTATCGATTGAATCGGTAATACATAAAAACGGTACGAACTACCAAACATTACCAACCCAAAGCGAGTTTTCGTCTGATATTAATAAATGGTATGAGATGCCATCTTTAGCGGAAAATTCAATTTTTGTTGATGATAAAACAGTTGCACCAGTTAATGGTGTTTATAGTGGTAGTTATATGAATGTTGATAGAAAATTCATAAAAGAGTTCACACCAAACGGATTTTGTATTTTAACATTTGGTTCACAAACAAACCAAGGGTTAGATATTTTAGATGATTTTGTAGATGGTGGCGGTTTTGACCTTAAAAGTTTCTTAAATAATGATAGTTTAGGTTGGGCACCATTAAATAACACAACACTGTATGTTAAATATAGAGTTGGTGGTGGTGCGGACACCAATGTCGGTGTTAATACAATTACAACAGTTGGTCAAGTTGGTATGAATCTTAACGGCCCTGATGCACAAACTAATGCTATTGTACAAGGATCATTAACAGTTAAAAATATTACACCAGCTATTGGCGGTGGTGATGCCCCATCAATTGAGGCGTTAAGGAATTATATCTCATACAATTTTGCGGCACAAAATAGAGCTGTGACGTTACAGGATTACAAAGCGGTTTTATTGGGTATGCCACCAAAATTTGGAACACCAGCAAAAGCGTCAGTTACTCAAGTCCAAAATAAAATTAATGTTGGTATTCTTTCAACAGACAGTGATGGTAATTTAAGTGATTTGGTATCAACTGTTGTACTACAGAATGTTGCAAATTATTTATCCAGATATAGAATGATAAATGATTATGTGGTTGTTAAACCAGCCTCAGTTATAAATGTTGGATTTGAGATATCAATACTAACTGAATCTGGTAGCCAAGTAAATGCCATAGCATCAATCGCTCAGTTATTAAAGGATGAATTCGATCAAAATAAAATGCAATTAGGTCAAAGTTATTTAGTCGGTACGCTAATTAAAAAAATATCACAAATTGATGGTGTTTTAAATATCAACTATATTAAGGCATTTAATAAAGTTGGTGGTGGTTATTCAACGAGTGCGTTAGATAGTACTATGATATTAGACATAAACACAAATGAAATTGATATAACATCTGGGGCAATAAAAGTTTCGGGTGATCAAATATTACAATTAAAATCACCAGAAAAAGATATTGTTGTTATCCCAGTAACACAAAACACCTCAATAATATAATATGGAAGAAAGAAATATTAGAATTCCAGTTGATTTAAAAAGTGGCGATAAAAACTTAACGGTAAAAATAGAACAAGAATTTGATAATCTTGAGGTTCTAAGTTTAAAAATCTCAAACGCAGATGCCTATTCTAGGATGTGTTCAGATTTTGGTGTTATCGTTGGAAGAGTCATGTTAAATAACGGGTTTGGTGTTGAAAACGCCAAAGTTAATATTTTTATACCCATAACAGAAGAAGATAAAAATAGACCTGA